CTCCAGATGCACAGGAGAACAGGAGCGGAAATAAGAGAGTTGTCATAGCAATAACAATTTCACCCGCTTTCCATATCTGCCTTGCATAGGCTATGGCAACCCATTTACCCCCTTTAGCAAATTGGCTCTCGCGATATAGCAACTAGATATAGCAACTTGGGGAATTTCACCCAGGGTATTTACCTCAGTCAATTTCTTGGGTACTTTTGGACCAAGCCTAGGGTGTTTCCCCTAGGGGAGGAGGGGGTCTAATCGGTGGGGACCCCTTTGAATTGGGATTGGTCTATCAGCCCTTTTAAAAATTTACCAAAAGGGACCTGATCTGGTTACAGTCACACCCAGTTCTATAAACCTGTATTAGATGACGGAAGAAACAGGTGAAAAGTTACACTAGTTTCTAAAGAGAGTTTGTAAGTTGTTGGTGTGTAACGTCATTAGACTTGCTTTTTGTTTGTAGAAAAAATGCTTGTCTCGCTGGTGTGGCATTGTCACAAGGGGATATGGGAAGGAAGAAGATTAGTGACTTGGCTAAGTCTGTTGCTGACAATGGCAACGGCAAGGGTAACTATCTGGAGAGGCGGGACCCTGCTACGGCTGTCAAGGCTCTGGATATGCTGGCTAATGGGGACAGCTTCCATACCGTTAGTAAGGCTACGGGGCTTACATGGGAGACGGTGAGTAGGTTGAAGGCTAGGCACAAGATGGTGTTGGATGAGCGTAGGGCTATGCTGGCGGAGGATGCTTTGGAGATTGCGGAGGGTTTGAGGCTTCTTCAGAAGGAGAAGATGCGGATGCTGGCGGAGGACCCTGAGCAATTGGCGCGGACTAACATCAGGGATTTGACCCTCCCTTGGGGCATAGCTCAGGACAAGTTCCTGTCGGCTATGGGAGAGAACAAGATGACCATTGAGCACAAGACAGCCGCTCCCAGCTTGGAGGATGCTATGAAAGCAATTGAGGAAGCTAGGGCTAAGCTTAAGGCTAGTTCTGTGGAAGTTATTACAAAGGACATCACTCCGTGAGTTTGGTCTGGGAGAAGCATGAGGTTCTAAAGCCTCCTACGGATGCGGAGTTGGCGGCTATGTCCCCAGAGGACGTACTGAAGCTCCATGAGGTTTACCATTCGGCAATCGCGAATAGCAGACGCGATCCTTACAGATATGGGTGGAAGCTTCCCCATTGGAAGGACGCGGAGGAACTCCTAACCACTCATTCCGAGCTTCTAGTAAGTGGTGGAAATCGGTCAGGGAAGACAAGCTGGGCGGCTCATGCCGTGGTTAAAGCCGCGATTGAGAACTCTCAGTCCACCATCATGTGCTTTGCCCAGAATGCGGATGTTTCCATCCGTCAGCAGCAGAGTGCCGTATACGATGCGTTACCTGAGGAATACAGGGTAAAGGTCTTGGGAACGGAAGAGAACGTGTCCTATACGCGAAAGAACGGCTTCAGCAAGGCGTCCCTCATCCTTCCCGGCAGTAAGAGTTCAATCATCTTTAAGACTTATGCACAATTCCTCAACAATGACACTATTCTTGAAGGTGCTGAGCTTGGGTGCCGCGATCCTAAGTGGATTAACATTGGGGCTTGGTGTGACGAATACCTCGTCGGGCCTGAGCTTCTTGCTACTCTTCGTTTTCGCCTTGCCACTCGCAATAGCAAGCTGGTGGTCACTTTCACTCCTATCGACGGGTACACCGAGGTGGTGCGAGATTATGTCCAATCCGCCGAAACTCTCAGAAGCAAACAAGCAGAACTCTTGGGGGGACGTTCGGTTCCTTACTTGCAAAGATCCAAAAACAGGGATGCAGGGATCATCTACTTCCACAGTAGGGACAATCCCTTCGGTGGTTATGACCGCATCTCCAAAGACTTAGCTGGTAGGCCAGAGCCAGAGATTCTCACCCGAGCTTATGGCATCGCCACCAAGTCGATGTCCACTAAGTTCCCCAACTTCTCACGGGAGGTAAATGTAGTTCCGCATGAGAAGATTGATTTGAAGGGCAAGACCAAGTACATGATCTTGGACCCTGCTGGCAGGAAGAACTGGTTCATGTGCTGGATTGCGGTGGACGAAACTGACACTTGGTTTGTCTATCGCGAATGGCCCGATGTGAATGTGGGTGATTGGTCCAAGTGGGCTGGAGGCAAGTGGATTAGCGGAGAAGGGGCTAAGGGGTTGGGATATGGCATCAGGGACTACGTTGACCTCATCATGGGTCTTGAAAACGAAACCCAAGACTCCATCTTTGAACGCCTCATTGACCCGCGTCTAGGCGCAGCCAAATATCAGACACAAACCGGAGCTTCGTCCATTATAGAAGACCTAAATGACGCGGGATTGGTTTTCCTCCCAGCCCCCGGCATTGACATTGAGGATGGCTTGCAAGCCCTGCAAACCAAGATGGCCTACAACAAGAAGGCCCCTTTAGACAGCGTCAACAGACCCCACTTCTACATCTCAGACCGTTGTCAGAACATCATCCAAGCCTTACAGGAGTACACCGCAGAGGGTGGAACTGATGAGGCATGGAAAGACCCTGTGGATGTTTTGCGTTATGCAGCGGTGGCTGGAGCCAATTTTGTTGACCCACGATCCTTACGAACCATAAAACCTGCTGGTAGAGCCTATTAGTATGCCTGTTGCATTCAAAGACCTGTCCGACGAGTTGAACATAACGAAGTTCCAATTGGCGAAACTTCGTGACGAGAAGCTGTCGCCTAATGAGTACTACTCGGAGGAAGGACGTAAGTTCTTTACGGACGAGGGTGCGGAGAAGATTAGGCTGGCTGTGGCTGTCCCATTGGCAGTCCCCAAGCGAGTAAAGATGCGGGTGATTCGTCGAGCCCCCAATCCGCATTGGGTTTACGCACTTCCAGAAGGAGGTGGTAGTGTGGTTCCTGTAGCTGTAAGACCCCGTGATTGTGATAGGCTGATCGGTAAGCCCATTTTCGCTGATCTAATCACAGACGCCAACGGAGGCACCACCTATCGGCATGAAGTCCTCGGACGGTGATATCACCCTAAATCCCGAGTGGCAGGCCGAGCAGATGGACCGCCTTCTCGGCTTTGAGATTTTGACGCGAAGTCTCAATGCCCAATACCAACCCATCAGTCCCGAAGTCTTGGCCGATAAAATCGGGGCGCACAAGGGCTATGCGTATACAATTGTGCAGTCGATCCAGCGCAAACTGAATGCAAACCAACGAAAATAACGAGTCCCTGACCTACGTTAAGGATGTCCCTAACGTATCTGCGCTGAAGAACGCCTACGATACGACGATTGGCGACTTGGATTGGTATTTGCAGAGTACCCGTGATAGCTATGACTACCGCAGGAACATCTGGCCGGGGAAGTCAAAAGACCTCAGGAAGCACGGAGCAGACGCCTTCCCGTTTGAAGGCGCGGCGGATTCGGAAGTCCAAATCATCGACGAGCGCATCAACACCTACGTTGCGCTGTTTATGTCTGCGCTCAATCGGGCGCACATCCGCGCATACCCGATAGAGGTTAATGACATGGGTCGGGCTAGGGTGGTTAGTGCCTTCCTGAAGTGGATGGTAGCCTCCTACATCCCCGACTTCAAGCGTCAGATGGAGCTTGGTGCCAACTACCTGATGGAGCGCGGCATCATGGTGACCTACGTTGGATGGCAGAAGGAAAACCGCACTTTCCTCCAGAGGCTTGATTTGAACCAAATTGCCCAAGTTAGTCCCGACTTGGCTAGGCTGATATTGGACGGGAAGTCTGACAGTCAGATTGTCGATTTGCTGAAGGGCCAGTTTGCTGGTTTGACGGATAAGCGGGCGAAGTCTGCTTTGAAGGAACTCCGCAAGTCTGGGGTGGCTGAACTGCCGGTAGTCCGTCAAAGCGTCAATTGCCCCAAAGTGGCGGCTCTTGGGCCTGATTGCGACGTATTCTTCCCCGCCTATACGACTGACCCTCAGAAGGCCCCGTATTGCTTCTGGCGCGTTTTAATGACCGCTCAGGAGCTCCGCAACAAGGTGAGCACGGAGGGCTGGGATGAGGAGTGGGTGGACAAGGTTCTTGAGATGAAGAGCAACGTGGTCGATATGAACGATCCACGGACTAATACGGCTTACAGCCGCATCTCAATGGATCAGTCTACTGACCTGTATGAGGTCATCTACTGCTACCAAAGACTCGTTTCCAAGGAGGACAACTCCGAAGGCATCTACTGCACGGTTTTCCACAATCAGTACTACGGGGATGCCGAGAACCCCAAGTACGCTAAGCATGAACTCTTGAACGGATATGATGACTATCCGTTCGTTGTCACCAAGCTAGGCGAGGATAACAAGCGGCTCTACGAGCTCGCCACTATTCCTGAGCAGCTTAGGGGCATTCAATGGCAGGTGAAGGTGGAACGCGATAGCCGGATCGACCGGAACTCCTACGCGACGCTACCTGCCATTCTCTATCCTGCTGGCACCCCTGCCCCTGAATGGGGTCCGGGCGTAAAGGTGGCCTATCGCCGTATGGGCGAGATTCAGTTTGGGCCTACTCCTCAGTACAACCCGGGTTCCGTGGAGATGGAGCGCACTCAGATCGATCAGGCCGACCGCCTGATGGGGTTGGATCACAACAATCCGATGTCCCGCATCCGTCAGCAGTACTTCGTGGACAAGTTCCTGACCCATGTCAGGGATGTCCTACGCCTGACGTACAAGTGCTATCAGCGTTTTGGCCCTGAGGAAGTGTTCTTCCGCGTTACGGGTAACCCCGATCCGGTTCGTTTTGGTCGTGGTGATCCGAATGAGAACTTCGACATCAATATCAACTTTGATGTCCTCAACACGGACCCCGAAACCCTTGAGGCCCAACTCAACCAATTTGTCAGCCTCTTGCAGTTCGACCGGAATGGCCGAATCAATGTTGACCGAATGTTGGAAGTGATGGCTGCGGCGGTCAATCCGCTCCTAGCTGATGCCGTCCTTCAGCCCGCCCAAGAAGCCCAGCAGCAAATCGTCAAGCAGGTCACGGATGACCTGTCGAAGATTTACGCTGGGATTGAAGTGGGAGCCCGTCCTAATGGCGCTCAGGTCGCCATGCAGGTTATACAGCAGTATGTGCAGCAGCCCGACGTTTCGCAGCGGATGCAGTCCGACGAGGCGTTTTCTGCTCGCCTTCAGAAGTATATCCAGCAGTACCAGTTCCAGATGCAGCAGATGCAGAACGCCCAGATTGGGCGTCTCGGTACTGCTCCTGCTCAGATGGGACAGGTTCAGACACAAAACCTGAGCCAGTAAGGCGGTTCCACTTCTCCCTCAGGGAATCGTAGTTTGCGGAGTACAGCACCTCGTCCATAGCGAGGATGCGTCCGCTTATTTGTTGAAGACTCTCCGTCTTTAGGTCGTGGAGTTGCTTTACCCAGTACTCCCGACCGGCGTGGATTTCATTCAGAAACTTGAGGAAATCCTGACTGTTGTGCAAACGCTCTATAACTTTAGGGTCCATCATATGTCTCTAGACATGGGGTTTGCCATAAATAGGCAAGCACTAAAAGACTTGTGGTAGCATTTCGCCACGCAATCGCCGGGGCGCAAAGACGGCGGATCACAACTCTTATGTCAGAAGCCACTACGTCAAACGCGGCAGACGTTAAACCAGCCGTGGAAAACAAGTCAATGTCGGATCAGGACTTCCTGTCCTCCCGCATTGCCAAGCTAACAGCCAAAGCCCAACCGGCAGAGGCCCCGAAGCCTGAATCGGCTCCAAAAGAAGAGGAACCTAAGGCTGAGTCTCCCTCACAGGAGGGCGAAGCTAAGCCTAAGGAACCAAATCCCAAGGAAGTTCTTTCAAAGGATGTAGACGAGCTAACGGATGAGGAGATTGCTGAACTGGCTCAAAAGGGGAAGAGTGGTCTACTCAAGCGAATCGCTGAACTGACTGCCAAGCGCAAGCTGGCTGAGGAGAAAGCGGCTTCTCTTGAGGCTATGATTTCTCAGGCCAAGCAGCAAATTCCTGAGCCTAAGGTTGAAAACAACCCCTACGCCAATGTAAATGATGTTACCGAGCTTCAAGCCAAACGCAAGGAGGTCGATGAGGTCATTGAGTGGGCGGAGGAGGTGTTGTTCAGGTCCGAAGATATGTCGGCAACTGATATTGCCGTCACGGTTGACGGAAAGGAATACACCAAGGCAGACATCCGCGAGTCCCTTCGCAAGGCCCGTAAAGCACGCGACAAGTTTTTGCCCGCTCAGTTCTCTGAGCTTCAGGCAAAAGAACAGCGCAACCAGCTTGAGACAGCTTTCAAGCAACAGGCCCGCAAGGAGCTCAACTGGCTTGATGGAGAGGACAACGACACCCGTAAGCGTTTTGAGGCGATGGTTAATGACCCCCGTCTCAAGCGAGTAAAGGAGTCGGTCCCCGACATCGCGCCGCAGATTGAGTACCTAATCGCCCACGCTGCCAACTCCATGTATGGCCGTAGGCAGATTGAGATGAACTCTCCCAAGAGTCCGTCCCTCAATCCTCCGTCCAATCCCTCCACATCCGCTTCCGCAAGTGAGCGTGTTGATGGGCGGATTGAAAAGTCCCTGAAAGAGGTCGAAAGCCGATTTAAACAAACAGGAAGTGCTAGTGACTTCATCGCCCTCCGTGCAGCGCAAATCTCTAAACGTAAAACCTAACTATCATGTCATTCAGTAACACCTACGATACTACCTCTCCCGGTAGCGCGGCCCTCAATCGTGAGGACCTTCAGGACGCCATGTCGATGCTGGCTCCTTCTGAGACCCCCGTTCTCAGCTCCGCCGACAAATTCAAGTGCTCTGCCACCTTCGTGGAGTGGGGCGTTGACAAGCTCTCCACCCCGTCCTCGACGGCGGTGAGCGAGGGTGCGGATGTTACCGACTTCGACGACAAGTTTGAGTCGGTTGCCCGCCTTGGCAACTACGTCCAGAAGCTCCGTCGTTCCTATCGTGTGTCGGACCTCCAGCAGGCTGTTTCCTCGGTTGGACCGCAGGACATCGCCCGTGCGGAGATGAAGGCCGTGAAGGAGCTCAAGCGTGACGTGGAGAAGACCCTCCTCGGAACGCAGGATCGTGCGGCTGAGAATGGTGGCGGCACCGCCTACACCATGCGCGGCCTCGGCGATTGGATTGATTCGGCTGGTCCGGCGGACGTTCCCGCTGACTACCGTACTCCGTCCGGTTCGATCCACGGCTCTGGCACGTTCAACGAAACCGTTCTGAACAACCTCATCACGTCGATCTATCGCGTGAGCGGTGTGACGAACAGCCTGACGCTTGTTGCTGATACGGCCCTCCGCCGCGTCATCAGCGACTTCGCCCGCGCTGATTCCTCGACGGGTCCGATCCGTCAGTTCACGGCCCCGCAGGGTTCCAGCCTCATCAAGCTGAGCGTCGGTCAGTATCAGTCGGATCACGGCATCGTCACCATCGTTGACATGAACCCCGACTGCGCTCCCGACACCACCAACAAGGACACCGGCTATCTGGTGAACCCCGAGTACTACGCGGTGGGCGAGCTCATTCCGCTCGGTAGCACCCGTCTGCCGAATCTCGGCGGTGGCGAGCGCGGCTACGTTGATTGGACCGGCACGCTGAAGGTTGCTCACCCGGGCGCTCACGGCAAGATCACCGTCCTCAGCTAACCATCAACCAAGGAGACCACTAATATGTCTAAAGTTGCTATCAATGAGCTCGGTGGATTCACCGATGTGGTTGTGCTGGACTTCAATGACCTGATCGCCATCGGCAACGGTGGCAGTCGCGTCATTGCGAAGATTCCGGCGCATGGTGCGGTGGAACTGGCCGGTGTGGCCAACACCGTTGACATCGCGGGTTCGTCCTCGCTGGTGATTGACGTTGGCACCACCACCGCTGATCCCGATGAGTTCATCGACGCCCTCGACGTTGACGCTATGACGGTTCCCGTGTTCAACACGGGTGACCAGTTTACGTCGGGCTACACCAAGGCGGTTAAGGCCGTAACGTCTGACACCGACATTGTTGTCAAGGTGACCGACTCGGCTGTCGCTTCGCTGACGGCTGGTCAGATTGTTATTGCGCTGCGTATCCTTGATCTGGCGAAGTTCGCCTAAGACCAAGACACGCTGCTAGAATGGGGGCGCATCCTGAGGGGTGCGCCTCCTTTTTTATGCACATACTTACCAGCTTGCCCGGGGAAGGGGCTGTCAAGGACGCCCTGATTCGGGAGATAAAGACGGGATTTGAGCTCATCAAGGCCAACGAGAAGAAAGAGGAAATCGTTGCAGCCCATGAAGCGAGCAAGTGGAAGAACCATAGGACAATCCCGGGTTTGGGTAAGGCGGTGGCCTTCTACCCAAGGGACGAGTATTTCAGGCTGTTGCGTAAGTATGGGCGGCATGAGGTGAACAGCAAGGAGTTCATCCGCTACCATCAGAAGAAGTTCCCCCATTTGGCTCCCAATAAGATTTGATGCAAACCGACACCTACAGCAATCTCCTGTCTTTGGTGAAAGGACTGAGCGGCAATACGTCGTATACGTCCGCTGAGGACACGCTGGTTGGTAGTTTCATCAACCGGCGCATCTACAACGCCTATCGCCGTAGTGCCTATTGGCCCCGTTATCTGGTGCTGGGAGAAGCCCGTGCGGCCTCCAGCAGCGTCATCCCCTTCGATCAGGCCACCCTCAACAGCATTGACACATTTTTGCGTGTCTACGACGAGGCTCCCTACGTCACGAACAGCGTGGACGAGTTTGAGTTCGTGGTGACGGCGGATGGGGCCAAGGTGATTAGCAACACGGATAGCCTCACCACCTTTTACGTCGATTACAAGAAGCGTTGGGAGGGGGACTACAACAACACCACCAACCAGAACATCCCCCTTGAGTTCTTCCATTACGCCGCCCATTCGGCCTTTGCCGACTTCCTGCGGTATGATGGGCAGAATGAAAAGGCGGCGGCTGAGGAAGCCTACGCCGAGAGCCTTCTTGTGCTAGAATTGGAGAACGCAATGAACCAGCGCAATGCCAACCGAGTGGCTTCGCGGTTCCGCAGTCACGCTACATCTCAATCCCGCTTCTAATCATGGCTAACGCACGCATCGTAAACACTCCCTCGCAAGCTGTACCCCAGAACGGGGTTAGCCATGCCCAAGTGACCATTGGAGCCACCGCCGCAGCCATCTGCTCGTCGCTCAATGCCGACACCACTCATGTGTTTGTCCAGTTTACGGGGGCTAACGCCCGCGTGACGTTCGATGGGTCCACCAATCCGACCACCTCCCTTGGGTTCCAGTATCCCGATGGCAGTACGGCCTATTGGACGCGCACGATGGCCCTGAAGGCCAAGGCGATTCGGGATGACTCCACGGACGTTGTGGTGGAAGTGCAGGAGCTCAACTACCTGTAATGCAATTTGACGTTCCAATCCTCACCCGTCCGTTCACCTCCAACAAGGGGCTCACTCCCTTGGGGGCGGATAGGGAGTTTTGGAGTGATGTGTTGATGAGCCGTCCTCAGACGGTTGATCCTGACATCATTTACAACTTGGTCACATCTTCTGGAGATAGGTTCGTGGACAGCAGCAGCAATCCTTTAATCGCCGTCACCTAACATGGCCGACATTCGCATCAATTCCCTCCCGTCCACCGCTACGTCGTTCAACACGGACGACTACATTGCCATTGACGGGGCTTCTGGTGGTACGCGCAAGATGCTTGCGGCCACGTTGCCGTTGACGGATGTCACGTTTGGCTCGTCCGGTCCCAGCGCCAAGTCGTCCATTGCGGCGCGTGCGTCGCGGCAGGGGTTGGTGTGGGATGGTTCTGGTGGAGCTAACGCGACTGTAACCCTTCCTGCTTTTGGAACAGGAGATTTTG